GTGCATGGATCCTGGCTATGGTGGTAAGTCCACCCTGGTCGACACATTCTGCAGAACGTTGGGCTCCGCTACATCTCGCAAATATTTGTAGTTTACCCCATTTAGAAAGGAACCAGCCTGTCAGGCCTTTCAGTCCTGTAGCTCTTGTTAGATCGGACCACTAGACTAATATCATTCATATCTTATGAACAATAAAAGTACCAACGGTAAAATCACCAGTAACCTTCGTTGGATCCGTAAGCGTGAGCTTCGGTTCTTTATGATGGTTCCTGTGTGGCTAATGGGACTTCGGGCTTATTGGAAGACTTGTTTCCTTCCGATACATGACAAGATTCTAAAACTTTGGCAGGTGAACGGTAGCCTCTGGCTTACCCAGTACCTTGCCTTGGTTTCTCGAATCATTGTGTTATGGATCGGTGGGGAGGCTTACAAAGAGACAACCTCGTCAGTACGAGTTGGCTTAAGCCGGCAAGGTCTGCCCTTATTGTTGCCTGGAGCGCTTCGGAAGATCTTCCTCCTCTTACGAGGTGAAGATCATGCCTTTGCACTCAAGGTAATTCGGGTGACCCTGTCTATGCTTTCGGTTTACCGTGTTATCGGCTGCGTCCCTACTCCAAAATTATCCACCATTACTGATGGGTTTTCCGGAATGAACGCCACACTTGCCTTTTGGGAAGTGAGTCAGGCTGTTAACATGGTTGCCAAGAGTCTTGTTATTTCACAAGCCACTTGGAAGTACCTTTCGGAGTCGGCAGGTCCAAACTTCAAGAAGTCTACCTGGTCTGCTGGGTTAGATGCTCTGGCGTTCCTTTACCACCCACTTGTGTGGTGGCATTGGTTATCCATTGCATTTATCCAACGTGCCTGGGTCTTATTGATGTGGAACCTTTTCACCATTTTGGTGAGCCTTCCTGTAGTACCTCTGTTAATCGTGGTCGGGAAGATGCCTAAGAAACTTGGAAAACTCGTTACATTGTTTGAAGCCCGTGGGAAAGTCCGGATTGTCGCGGTAACTGATTGGTGGACGCAAGCTCTTTTGAGCCCACTCCACTCAGCTATCTTTGACATTCTTAAGACTATTCCACAGGATGGTACATTTGACCAATTAGGTCCTGTGCACCGACTTCTTACATATGTTCGAGCTTCCGGGTCTCCGGTATTTTCCTATGACCTCTCAGCCGCGACTGATCGACTTCCCATTGCTTTCCAAGTTCAGGTATTGAAATCCTTTGGGATTCCATACGCTGATTCTTGGGCTGCATTGCTAGTCTCGCGTCCATGGTATCTTAAGGATCAGCCTATTAAGTATTCCGTTGGCCAACCAATAGGAGCGTTGTCATCTTGGGCGATGTTAGCGTTATCTCACCATATTTTGGTGCAGATT